CAGGCCGCTCACCTGACCACCTTTATCAACGTCAGCGGCATGCATTGCAATCTCTGTGAGTTTGCGAATGGACATGGCGATGTCGTAGGGAGAGTTGCCAGGTTGGTAGAATCCGCAGTGCTTAAGTACTTCCTTAACGAGGAGGCCGACTCGTCCTGTCTGTATGGCCATTTCCTCAGTATACTGCGTGATCCCACGGGGCGCGACACTCGCTTTGGGCCCGACCTCGTGTTTTAGGTTTGTCTTAGGGACCGTCTCGCGAGCGACAAGTTCGACATTGCGTTGTAGACGCGCGGCTTGTAAGGCCTGAGTCCGTCGTTGATATATGATCTCGGGACCGACCAAAGTCACCGATCCCAAGGCGATGCCGGTTTCGCCTGAGACCTGATCGATGAAGCGGGGTAGGAGCAGTGATACGATTTCCTTGATGTTGGCAGCAGGGTCGATCTTGTTACTATACTCCTTAAGACGCTTCTTCTCGTACGCGTCATGCGCGGCGTCGGATTTTGTGTCCGCCACGCCCGGTCCGCCACCAGCGACATTCGGCGCTGCCTCAGTGGCGGTCCCGTCCTCAGTAACATCCTCGTCAAGTGACCCGGCTTGACTGGTGTACATAATATTTGGCAGAGGGCGATACTCGATGGGAATCCCGAAGAACGCCACAAGAAGCGGCTCGAGCCCTCCGGGGCGCCAGATGGTGTGCATCTGCATGGTGCGCTTGACTTCCGAGACACCGTACCCTTTCGGGCGGTTCTTCCCCATGAGGCTGAACACCTTGTACTGGTTCTCAGTCAATTCCATCGAGGTATCAGCGCCCTGGTCGTACGCGTACTTGATGCTGTACGTCGGGCACTGGCTATCACCGAACAAGCCTAGCAGAAACGTGTCCTGCTTGACCTTTGGATCTCCCTTGACGACAACGACGTTGCTTGCCTTTCGGAGCGGAACGCCGTCGAGTGGAGTGCCTTGTGCCACGCAACACATCATATCGCAAACCGACTTCGAAAGATTAGTAGTCGTGTTGCG